TAAACACTGGAAACGACATATCAACCAGCACGGGAAAGAACACGTCAAGACTTTGAAAGTATGGGAGTTTGAATCATTAGATGAATGTACTCTATTTGCATTAAAATTTTCAAAAGACAACCATATAGTTGAGTCAATCCATTGGGCTAACTTGATTGAAGAAAACGGTAACGATGGGGCTCCAGTGGGTCATATCGGGTGTGTGGGTTCGAAAAATGGACACTTTGGTAAGCAATTAAACAAAGGTAGAAAACACCGAGAAGAAAGCAAAAGATTAGTCAGTGAAAAACTTAAAGGACGAGTATTCACTGACGCTTGGAAAGAAAAGATTAGATTATCAAAAGTCGGAAAACCTTTATCTGACGCCCACAGAGAAAAGATGCGGGGGCCAAGAGGCCCCTTGCATCCTGAAATTGCTAAGTCTCGTGTTGGCAAAAAGCGCGGGCCTTATAAATCAAAAACTTCGAAGGATAATCATTGATTCGTTAAATCGACCATTGGGGATAGTAGCGACCGCTTTGATATCGCTAAAGTACTTACGGGCTGCAGGCTTCGACCCCATGACTTCCTTGATTTGCTCACCAGGCTTGCGCAAAGTCTTGACCTCAGACTTGTTCGTATCAAAGCCCAAAAGCGTGTTGCCCTTGACCGTAAACGTTTTGGAGTACTCGTCCGCAATGTAGTGGTGCAGTTTGCGCTTTGCAGTGTCATACACCCAAGCCTCGCTTGCGCCATGCAGTTTTGCAGGATGCACACTGACCAGATCAAGCTTGTTGACCGGGTCCTTGAATTGCTTGAGGTACTTAAGTTTAGCGACTTGCTTTTCGACGGGAATCGCTTTACGTGCCCGAGGAGCTTTTGCCGCTTTCTTGACACTGATATACGAATTCAGGTCACCGATAACACCCTCAATGAACTTGATGATGTTTTTGATTTGAGTTTTGGTATAGTGGTTGTAAGCCTGCACCAACTGTGCATCTTTACCGTCAAGGACTTCGCCAAACTCACTGAGTTTGCGCTTCCAAATGTCCATGACAATGCTAACGTGTTGTGGCATCACATTCAGTTTTGCCAAAACATCGATAGGCTTGTGTTTGTGACTGGGCTTCGCGCCGTCAGCAAGGTATTCATCGAACATGCCCTCAAGCTCACCTGCGGCGTCTTTTGCCTTTTCGCGCAGAATGTCTTGGATACTGGGTTTAGATGGTGCAGTTTCTTTCACTACTTCCTCGACCACTTCGGCTTTATCGTCCACAGTGTGCAGCAAACGAGAAATCTCGTTTTGCAGGACCATTTCTTCGTGTTCAGTGAGTTCAAGCCCGCGCATTTTCATACGAGACACCCAGCAGTAGGTCATGACAAAAGTGTTTTCATGAACCTTGCGCAGCTTTTTCGCGTCCTGTTTACGTTCACTGAATTCCAAAAACTGGATCAGTTGCTCTTTTGCATCTTTCTTGGTGTAAAAACGGTTATACCAAGCAAATGCCTTTGCGAGGGCAACTCGGCGCGCTTCACCCTCGGGCTGAATGTTGAAGCCGGGCTCCCCGCCCATGTATTGCACATCCGCGTCTTTGGGATCCAATGCTGGAATCAGATTGTCGTCGGAATGTTTTGCAGTTCTGAGTTTGCGAGTTGCCATTGAATGCTCCTATGATTCATGTATTGTATATTGTATTGGGTTTTTTGTCAACCATAGCGGTAATACGTTTGTACTAAATAAGATATGTATCTTAATTTCTTACAGAAGTTAAGCAATGGAGAAATTTATGCCTCGTCTTAGTCTGTATCGTCCCGAAAAATCTAATGACTTTAGGTTCCTTGATCGAATCATCAGGGAGCAGTATATTAGCGGCGGTACCGATTTGTACGTACACAAATATCTAGGCGTACCTAACACTGGACCTAGCAACGACCTCACTCAACCCCAGTACGACACATTAGACCCAACAAACATTCAAGATTTATTGTTCCTAGAGAACAGAGATAGAAAATATGACACCTCTATCTATCGTCTACGTGGTCACTACAATGTGCAAAACTTAGACTTCGATTTGAGTCAGTTTGGATTGTTCTTAAACAACGATATCATTTTCATCACTGTGCATTTCAACGACATGATCGACTTGATCGGTAGAAAATTAATGGTCGGTGATGTGTTCGAGCTACCTCATTTAACAGATTATCACCCATTGAATGAAACCATTCCAGTGGGACTTCGACGTTACTATCAAATCACTGATGCAAACTTTGCAAGTGAGGGTTTTAGTCAAACATGGTATCCGCACTTATGGCGTATTAAATGTGAGCCATTAGTTGATAGTCAAGAGTTTTCAAACATATTGTCTCAGCCTATACAAAAGGATAACTATCTAGGTGACTGGGATCAGTCAAAAACATATCTTCCAGGATACACAGTGACGTACGGTGATAAAACATATATTCCAAAAGAACCCGGACCTGTGCCCGCAGGCATTCCACCTACAGATACTAATTATTGGGAGCTTAGCACCGCAGACAACTTACGTGATATTCTAGGACGTTATAACAAAAACATTGAAATCAATGATGCAGCAATTGCAGAAGCCACACGTCTAGTACCTAAAAACGGGTACGATAGAAGTCAATTGTATGTTGTTCCGACATTTGACGGAGAACCTGCACCGCCTATCAACATTATTGTACCCAACGGGGCACCCGTGGCAACACGCGGTACAATTGAATTGATTGTAAACCCTCAATTCAGAACTCCGAGTCCTGTTATTAGAATCGGCGCTGAGGCACGTAAGAAACTATTAGAACTAACTGCGGATGATGCTGACAAGATTCGAGAATACATCAATCTAAGATTGAACACCGGTGAACTCGCGCCTGAACGCATGGATACTGGATCAGGACAAGTTCAAGGAACAATGGTATTGGTTGCTAGGTCTATGGGTGAAATCACAGGTCCCTACGGTACAGCAGACAACACATATTCAACGGCTGATCAAGTTCCAGTGTTCACTATGACTTCTAACCTTGTTCCTGAGAATACAAATGTTATCTCAGTGCAGTTAGTGTCAAAAGACTTAGTACCGAAATTTGAAATTACTGCCGAAGTTGTTTCTCCCAATGGAACGGTTTACTCAGTGTTCCCACCTAACACTCGTGTTGTTTCTGTTAACTATCAAAACAATACATTCGTTGTCGATAACCCTACATTGACTAGTATCCCTGCAGGTACATTGATTACAGTTGAAGGAGTAAACTTCACTGGTACGATCAGTCAGCAAATGGACTTTAGAGCAGACTGTGATCCTAGATTCCAGTTTATCTCACGCGCATCTGCACTAGACTTTGGTTATCTAGGAGGATACGTATCAGGTGACGGTACTGCCCCTAACGGTTTCCCTGTGGGTTCAGGTATCGTATTCCCTGCGAATCCTAAAGTCGGTGACTATTTCTTACGTATTGACTATCTACCTAATTTACTATTCCGTTGGGACGGTTCTATATGGGTTAGAATCAGCGAGAACGTAAGAACAGGTGCTGGCTTCGGTGCTGATGATCAATCACAATTGAGCACGTTCATTAACAACAGTAACGTAACTGTGTTGACTAACGGTACAACTATCCCTGAACAGCAACCGTTGTCAAGCATTCTACGCATCCAACCTGATTAAGTCTAGCCCCTAGAATTCAAGATAAATAATTGATATTTCTAGGGGACTTAAATTGGCTCGTTTTTTCTATGACAATCAAATTCGCAGATTCTTAATACAATTTGCGAGAATCTTTTCTAATTGGTATGTCACCAAAGGTAAAGACCCTGCAGGTAACGATATCATTGTTCGTGTACCTATCATGTACGGTGACTCTAGCAGAATGGCAGCAACACAAATTGCTGGAAACACCCCTAGTAGCCTACCAAGCGCTCCATTGATCACATACTATATCAGCGGGTTAGAGTACGATCAAAAGAGAACACAAGACCCCTTCTTTATTGATAAGCTAAACGTTCGTCAACGTACATATGATGCTGAAACTCAACAGTTTCAAACAACGCAAGGTCAAGCATTTACAGTTGAACGTGTTATGCCTGTACCATATACATTGCGTATCAACGTAGATGTATGGACTACAAACTATCAACAGAAACTACAGATTATCGAGCAGTTAGGTGTGTTGTTTAATCCTAGTATGGAATTGCAAAGCACTGATAACTTTGTTGACTGGACTAGTTTGAGTGTTGTATACCAAGATGGACTGACATTCTCTAGTAAAACAATTCCACAGGGAACAGGAAATCCAATCGAAGTTTTGACTTGGAAGTTCTACATGCCTATCTGGATCAGTAGTGCAGCTAAGATCAAAAAGCTTGGTGTCATTCACAAGATTATTGCAAGTATTTTTCAAGGCAACGCATTAACAGATATGCAAGACGATGACCTGTTATTAGGCACCAGACAAAAAGTTACTCCCTATGGTTATAAATTGTTGTTAGTAGGAAATACACTACAATTGCTACCCAACAAGCAACCATTCACCCCTGATAATGACTCGTTAGATTTGCCAGCTAACCCTAACACTGACGTGTATTGGTCTAGCTATCTAAACGTTTACGGCACAGTTAGACCTGGCATCAGTCAGATTTGGTTAGAGAATCCATATATGGATACTGAAATCGTAGGTACTATTGCCTTCAACCCAACTGACGACAGACTATTGATTTTTAACATTGACCCAGACACATTACCTGAGAACACACTTGCAGCAGTTGACAGTGTTATCAATCCACTAGTCAAAGGTCCCGGTAACGGATTACCCATTGCAACAGCCGGTCAACGATATTTGATAGTTGAAGATATCGGTAGTGAGGACAACGTATCTCCTAGCTCAGCATGGGGTAACTTAGTTGCTCATGCTAACGATATCATCGAATATGACGGTAGTAACTGGTTCGTGAGTTTTGATAGCATGCAGCTATGGGATCCTCAGTACGTAACCAATCTAACTACTGGCGTTCAGTATCGTTTTGTTAATGATCAATGGATGAAATCTTTTGAGGGCTGGTACGACGAAGGTGACTATTCAATCGTAATTTAAAATGAAAGTCGAAGAAAACATTTCAGCAGGCATATTCTTCTTTGCCGCTGATACCGAAAGGTTCCTATATCTTTTGCGTCATGAGGACAAGACTCCTAGTAATTGGGGTTTACCTGGTGGTAAAATTGAACACGGGGAAACTTTGTTAGAAGGCTTAGAACGTGAATGTGTTGAAGAACTTGGATTGTTCCCGCAGGGCGCAAAGTTGATTCCTATACAGAAATTTGTCAATCACAACTTTACGTACCACACATTCTTTTGTAAAGTCGAGCATGAGTTTATACCTGTACTAAATCATGAACACGATGGATATTGCTGGACAAAAGTAGGATATCAACCCAAACCATTGCACCCTGGATTGTTCAATACCATCAACTTTGACATAGTGCAAAATAAGATTCAAACGCTCATAAAAAAAGCCGCATAAAGCGGCTTTTTTGTTGCTATGTCGAGGATTAGCTAGAGCTAATGTCAACGATTGGGTATGTAGTACCAGCTGGAGCAGCAGCAGCACCGTTGAAGCTTGCAACATACTTGTTGCCGTCGAAGTCAACTGCCCAGTAGTTGTTCACAGACTTGACGAAAACTGTGTTAGCGTCAGCCTTAGTAGCAACGATGTTCATTTGACCAGGAGCCAAGCTTGCGTTTGCAACATTAGCAGTTACGCATTGTGCTACTAAACCGGATGTACCACCTTGAACCAAATACTTGGTTTTGCCTTTTTGACGTACAATGAAGCCTGCTTCGTTTGTAGCATGCACAAAAGCAGCGTCAGTAACACTCTCAGCCGCATTTGCTGCGAATGTAGCAAAAGTTGCGTTAGCGTTTGCAATATCGTCAATTACACCTAGAACAGTACCGTCGGTCGTTGTAACTACGGTTCCGTCTGCTAGAGTGTTTGCAAAGTCGGTACCAACACCGATCAAGTTAGCATCTTCTGTGCTAGTTGTGATAGTACCTACACCTGCTACAGCGATAGCAACGCGAGTTAAAATTTGTTGTCCGGTAATTGCAGTGTTTCCACCAACGGTACCGTATGAGTTACCTGCGGGGTTATTGAAACCAATATCAACTGTTGCTGACTTGGCGATCTTTAGAGGTCTTGCCATTTTATTTCTCCTTATTTTGACGTTCTAGGTCTACGCAGACGGCGGTACTGCATAAACTCTCATTTAAGAGCGAACTATGTATTTATCACCAAGTATCGCGAACCGAACGTACCCATGTGTTTGCCGCTACGCAAACATAGATGTAGTCGTCGTCTACTGCAATTTGTCCTGCAGTTCCTGCAGAGTTGTTTGCTACTGGTGCAGTTGTGATTACTGAACCATATGTGACTTCTTTTGTCACGTTGTCAAAGAACAATGTGTTGCCAGTAACGTTTGCACTTATGTTAGCATACAAATTAGCAAGAGTGCCAACACTAGTAATGTTAGGCTGTGCATTAGTAGTGATTGTACCAGTAAAGAAGTTCGCAGTTACTACGTTGCCTAAGTTAGCATTTAGCGCAGTGATATTGCCCGTGAAAGTTGCTGTGTTACCAGAGAATGCGCCATTGTGTGCTAGTGCGTTGGTAGTTTTGTCAAATGTAAGTGCGGCAGAGCCACCGAAAACACCACCGGCATCATTAAATTGAAGCTGTGTGTTTGCACCACCGGGGGTAGCATTTCCGCTAGGAGTAATCTGACCTACAATAGTACCACTATTAGCAGTATACCCAGTGAACAAAGGGTCAAAATTGACATTGCCTGCAATCGCATTTGCAGCAGTGTGTAGTGAAAAGGTGTTACTTGTGCGACGATTCACATAAAATCTATTTGTGCCGCTGATACCTGAAGTCTGTAATAACGACTGCACAGCAGAAGGCAATGTGTCAGCAATAGACGCAATACTACCGGTGTTAAAGAAGTGGTTCGATTGTGTAGTAAAGACGGCTAAGTTACTTACGTTAGCAATACTTTGAATCGTTGAGCGTAGAGCACCGTTTGTTGTCCAAGTTAGATTGCCGGTACCATCAGTAGACAAAACGAAACCATTAACACCTCCATTGATTTTAACGTTTGAGATATTACCTAATGTAATCTCGCCGCCTGCGTTACCACCGACGTTGACGATAGTGGTAGTGTTTGCAGCAACATTAATACCTAACAGTTGTCCGTTTTGAGGACTAGACAAGTCCATTGTTGCATTACTTGCACCGTTAATTCTAGAGAAGTCAAGTGAACTTGCACTGGTTAGAATTTCTGTTTGAGTTGTGCCACCGGGTGCAGGTGGAACAATAGTAGGATCGTTACCTATGTAAACGCGCTGTTCATCAGTAGCAAAGCCGATTTCACCCACATCAAGTTGGGGAAGGTCTACGTTTGCGCCTGTTCTGTGAATAATTTTAGAAATTTGTACGATTGCCATAGTATAATCTAGAGTTGATTATACTATTTATC